GTTTCCCAGTCACGATCGGAGAGGGTGGGTGGGTCACCCTAGTGAGCCCCCGAATAGAGTATAAGTCCCTATGAAAATAACCAGAAAGGGGATAAAACATAGAGAAATAGCAAAAAGAGGCCCAAAATGGCTGGAAATGAGCGACAGCGAAGTCGGCTCGTCAGAGACGTTACGGCCCTTGCAGGGCCTACTACGTGGAAATACAGAGTAGTTTACAGGGATATTACAGGAAATACGTATTAATTAGTTAAAGTTATGTCAGAAGTGCCCTTCCCACGAGTCTATATAGTATATATCTATTACTCTTAGAGTTATTAATGTTCAAGAAATAGGATGCTAGAGAAAGGGTAGATTAGATTAAGGCAACTAAGAGTGACTATCTCTTAGTAAGGACAGCAGAGCGCGCCCCGCTGGGGACCTCTATCTTCGACCGGTAGCTCCGGTGACGGGCCTAACTAAGCCCTCGGGCACGTACGTATCATCACACCCGTTATACGTGCTACGAGACTGCCGCACAGGGTAAGATTGTGAAGGTAGCCCACTTCAAGGGGAGTACTCTTAGGTAAACTATCGGCCATTCGGCCACCGAGAGAGGCTCGTGGTGCCCCCTTCCATGGGTCTCTTTCACCTATTTACGGGAATCCCCATGTCTAAGAACCAGAATTTCACTGGAAAGCAAGAAAATAACTCAAATACGTCATTTAAGGGCAAAAAGCCCTCAGATCGGCCTGTTGGTGGCTATGGAAAGGCCTTTGACAAGCAATCAGAGCAGAATTCGCGTCCTACGGGCAAATAATGGCTAAAGAAGGCAAGCTCCAACGTACTGCGACGGGGCAATACATCGAAGGCGTGTCCGGGAACCCCGCAGGTAGGCCAAAAGGGTCTAAAAACCGGATCACCATCCTCAAGATGGCTACTGAGGAGGCATGGCGAGACCGTAACCAAGCACGGCTAGATATGGTGCTGGATATGATCCTCCAAGACGCCCTAGATGGCGATAAAGGGGCAAGAAAGATGATCTTTGACGCGGTCGTCTCTAAGGCAAATGTCCAAGAAGATAAATCTGCTGGACATAAACAACAGATTACGGTCCATCGTATGACCGTTAACAAAGAGGATAAGAAAGATGAGTCAGAACCAGAATAACACTGGTAAGCAAGGCGGAGCTCCGGCTCTCCCAAACAACTTTTCGGCAAAAAAGCCGCCCAACGACTCTGCGCCCGGTGGCATCAACGGCAAGGTAGACTCTCACAATCGTGGGAAAGACGGCACACAGAAGTAAGTGAATGTCTTCGTGGCTCTCCGTGAGCCCGGAAATCGTACAAATGAGCGTTCTTTGGCCCTCTCAGAGGCCCTACAAGACACCTGTAAGGTGACCCTTGGGCTTCGGTCAGAAGACACTAGAAAGTACGATCTCGTGGTCCAGACGGGCTTTGCGTCCACTTTAGCCCTCAATTCGGCCATAGATCACGGAATACCCTATATCATCATGGAGGCCCCCCTTTACCGGGAGGGCATTGACATCATGGAGGTGTCTTCGTGGGGATATAATGGTTTAGCGGGAGGGGCATGGAGGCCCGATCCCCCTGAGCAAGAGAGACCCAAGCCCACCCTAAAGCCTATGAAGACTGAAGGGGATACTCTCATTATCGGGCAGAAGCCCACCGACCACTCTTTAAGGGGATCAGATCATGTACGATGGCTTTTGGACAAATTTAGGGAGCACTGGGATGCACGTTTTAGACCACATCCGCTCATGGTTCCCTCGGGCAGCCTACCACCTCTTATGGATGATCTGCAAGGGTGTAGACAAGTTATCACGTATACTTCGACAGTGGGAGCAGATGCTCTGGTCGAAGGTTGCATCTCAAATCCAGAAGGATACGGGAGTTCGGCCTATCAAGTTAGAGACCGAGAGATGTGGATACACGGTCTATCATGGGCCCAAGCAGAACACCGATCATTTGGAGAGCTTAGAGAATATATCTTGGGCGGATACGAGCAAGGTAGAGTTAGGGCCCACAAAGGCCTACAAGAGCGACCAAGAGAGCGTATAGATGGCGCAGCTATTCAACAACGATACAATCGGCTCATCGTACGCTGAGCAGCTCACCAAAGAGCACGCTGGAACTAATTGGGGCTCTACGGGGTTTAGATACTCTGGAAGAGCAATAGCCGAAGTAGTTGACGCTAGGTCCTACTTACGGACTGCGCTCGATTACGGCTGCGGTAAGGGCACTATAGCCCAGAATTTCCCCCACCTAGCCTTCACCCAGTACGATCCGGGCATTCCGTCCCTCAGCAAGAAGCCCAAGGGCAGATATGACCTAGTGGTCTGTACGGATGTCATGGAGCATGTAGAGCCCCATCTAGTGGCTCATGTGGTCAAGGAACTCGGAGAATACACCGATAAGGTCCTGTTTGTGGACATCGCGTGTTATCTGACGGGCAAAGTCTTCGCAGACGGTCCATACAAGGATAGAGACCTCCACTTAGTTGTAAAAGACCCCGAATGGTGGAAACAGCTATTTGATAGAGAAGTAGGTCTTAAATTCTTGGAATCCCGCGTCATTGAGAAGGTCTCTAAGGGTAAGATCAAGAAACGCATCCAAATGATTTACGAGCGTTCTTAATGACCAAATTATACGAATATACCGCCACGGGCAGATACTATAAGGTATATGTCGATGGTGAGTATATATCCCAGCACTCTGACGAGCGAGAAGCCATAGAAGCTGCTAACGTACAGAAGTTCATCCACTATGATTCTGACGTTTACTATATACATGAATATGAGGTCGATGTGGCGCTAACAGACGCAGGTATAACTGAAGCTCAGGAATACGAGGCGCAGGTAGATCAGCCGCCCACGATAAACTCGACGCCCAGCCCTTCGTTTACCGAAGGGGTCGCTGACACCTACGACATGACGCAGCATGTGTCGGACGATGGATTGAGTGCGGTCACATACTCGCTATCCAATACACTGCCAAACGGTCTCAGCTTTAACGGGTCCACAGGCATATTGACCTATGACGGCGTGGCGTCGGCATCGGTGTCCTCGCACGCATTGACCGCAACGGATGCGGTTGGTAACGATACCAGCGCATCGTTTAATATAGATATAGTAGATGCTAGTGCATTTACTCCTCAATCTGGTTTTACACTAAGCGGTACTGTAGTAGCCGGTAATTCAACCACACTAACGGACTCAAGTTCCCGCTTCGGCACCAAAAACACCCAAGCACCACACCTTTATGACTTGATTGATCTGGGAACGTGGGTTGACGGTTCATTGGTGACAAGCCCCTATACCGGACTAAATGCCGGGGATGATGTACCCGTACAGGCGGCAAGCGATCCGAACGCAATCTACTGGAATAAGATAGGTGCGGTCATGAAGGATGACGGACCATCTGTAGGTCATGATCTATGGTTTGGTGGCAATAACGGCGCTAATGACGCGCTTGTTACTACATCAACTGGATCGGTTTTCGAGCCTGCAAATAGTTTCGACAGACAGCACTATGTATCCTGGCAGTGGCGCTCTGATTTCTCACCCGGTACATCTGGGAAGGGTACTAGCTCAAAATTCTTACGGGTGTGGGACACCTCATCAGGGCCATCAGATACGTTCCAGTTAAGCTGGACGCGAATGCACCTGACCGAGTCGCATTTTGTACCTTATCCATCATCGCCAAACACTGATATAACGACCGACGAGTGGGTTCATTTTGAGTACGAAATGAATTATGACACTGTGGCCAATGGCGGGTTTCTGAACGCGAGGGCCGAGAACAATCTAATACACGGCAACTTTACGACACTCTATGATGCGGGCTGGAACGGTTCAATGTTTGTGAAGCTGTTCGGCTGGGACCCTTCCAGCTCAACCAATGTCACCGGCACAGAGGATATTAATTTCTCTGACTTCTATATTGATAATTCATTAGCAAGAATCGTGATTACGGATAACGCCACATATGCATCAAGCGTCATGAAGGTTCCACAAATGCACACGTCATGGGCAGCGGGTGAGATCATTATCGAGTATTTATATGCAGGGCCGCTCCTCACATTGGCTGGTAATCACCTACACGTTGTCAAAGAAGATTTGACTACAATTTACATTGGACAGTTTAACTAATGGCATTTCCAACCGTTGAATCAATAACCGAGACCGCATTTAGCTCTGCGGCTACGGCGCATGATGTTGATATGCCAGCCACGGTAACGGCTGATGATTTGTTATTGGTATTTTTTGCTAACAACAATAACACGGCGGTTACAACCCCGTCAGGGTGGACTCTTTTGCAGGGTGGTAATCAGTCTTTTGTAAATGGCAACGCTTACGCCAAAAAAGCTGATGGCACCGAAGGTGGGGGTACTGTTGATTTTGTTACCGCTTCATCAGAGGCGGGCACTGCACAATGTTACAGAATAACGTCGTGGGGTGGAACGCTTGCTGACGATGTAGATGTAAATGTAATTTACACGGCATCATCCGGAACCTCCCACGAAAACCCAAACACAACAACGGCAGGATGGGGATCTGACGATAATCTGTTTATAGGATGGATTGCGTCTGGCGATGATGATGTCGCAGTAACAGGGACCCCCACAAACTACACCAACATGACAGATACGCCATGCGGTGCCGGAGCCAATCTTTCAGGTAGGATCGCCACTTGCCGACGCGAGCTGGCATCAGCGTCAGACCAGATGGGTGCTTGGACCCTTGCATCCGGTGAGGCGGCTATTGTTGGTTTGGTTGTTGTCGAGCCGGGGTCGGCTGGTGGCGGTCCTGCTGGCGGTTCGGTCCCAGTATTTGTACATCACTTAAAACAAATGGCAGGTAATTAAATGTTAGTTCTTAAACAATCAACATCTGTTGATATTCGTATGGGGCCATTTGTAGACGCTACAGATGGCGTTACTCCCGAGACCGGAGTTACACTAGGAGCAGCAGACCAAGCTGAAGTACTCAAAGCTGATGGAGCAGCTACAGTAGCAATGGGAGGTACCTTCGCCGCTGTTACAGGGGCTGACGGTTGGTATGACTATACCGTTGCCACGGGCGACGTTGATACTGTAGGCGATGTAACCTTTATTGTCCAAGATGCTAGTGTGTGTTTGCCTGTTATGGTACGGGCTCAGGTAGTAGAAGAGGCGGTCTATGAGACCTTATTTGCAGCTTCTGCTGACCTTGAGAGCAAGCTGGATACCATTGACTCAAATGTCGATGCTATCTTGGTTGATACGGGAACAACTCTAGACACTAAGCTAGACGATATTATGGGTGCTACCTTTAGCTCCGCGACGGACTCTCTAGAGGCCATCCGAGACCGAGGAGATAGCGCATGGACTGGATCGGCCACCACGTCTGACTCAGGCACAGCACAGGCTGGCTCTACTTCTACCATCACCCTGCAATCAGGAGCTTCTTCTACCGATGACTTGTACAACGGTCAGGTAGTATATATCAGCTCTGGTACAGGTGCAGGTCAGTCTAGGGCTATTGGAGATTACGTAGGCTCCACCAAGGTTGCTACAGTTATCACGAACTGGGCAGTGTCTCCCGACAATACCTCGGTTTACGAGATATACCCAGACGAGATTACCGAGATTACAGCCGCTCCAACGGTCGCTCAGATCGCTGATGGAGTATGGGACGAAGCCACGGCAGGGCACACCAACGCAGGTAGCTTCGGTGAGCAGGTCAAAAATGATATCGATGCTATCCTAGCGGATACGGCGGTACTTGGCTCTCCCGCAGGTGCTGATATTGCGGCTGATATAGCAGCCATCAAAGCAGAGACGGCTAGTATCTTGACGGATACGGCTGAGATTGGCTCGGCAGGCGCAGGACTCACGGCTCTGGCCTCCCAATCCAGTGTTAATACCATTGATTCTAACGTAGATGCTATCTTGGTTGACACGGGAACTACGCTTCCGGCGCAGATCGGAACTCCGGTCGGTGCGGATATCTCTGCCGACATCGCTGCGGTTAAGGCGGAGACGGCTAATATCCTTACGGATACCGGAACCACTCTCCCGGCTACTCTGACGACCATTGACTCTGTTGTTGACGCGATTAAGGTGCAAACTGATAAGTTTGTCTTTACGGTCGCCAACCAAGTTGATGCGAATATTCAGAGTATCAATGATGTGACAATTACCGGAGACGGTGGCGGAACGCCGTTTGATGTCTAATGAGTCTTAGCGTCACAGGAGTCTGGGCTGTAGGTGTATGGGACCAAACGGTCTGGGCTGACGGTGTGTGGCGTGAGGGTGAGTATACTCCAGAGGAACAAACTTGGGGCGAGGGCAACTTCGCCACCGAGATTGAGTGGCTCCAGTGGAGAAAGAAGCGTAGGATGCAGAAAAGGCTCAGGAATGGAAGGACCCGTACAGGTTAGATATGTTCCTAACTTCCCTATTGATTGTATCAGGGGTCGTCTTATCCGTAATCCCAATTATGGCGGTCCTAGTCTCTCTTATAGAGGGTGGACATGGCGACCAGAAATCTCTAAAGCAGCTAAACCCGGATTCCACGAAGCCCTCGCTAGAAGCATTGCTTCAGAAGGAGTTCGGAACCCGGTGCTCTTGTGGAGCTTTCCCGAAGGAGTGTATCTTACATTCGGCGGCTCACGAGTACGTGCGGCTAAAGAAGCAGGACTCGAAACCATACCAGCTATTGTCAATGATGCCGGAGAAGACTTCCTCGGAAATGAACTGGTTACGCCTGACAATTGGCGAACATACTTCAAGGACGTCCCCCGCTCAGCAGAGTTCACCGAAGACGGATTCGATTACCATTACAACCTCGAACGAGCAAGACGAGTCAATCACGATAAGGCTGGATTCGCATGGCTCGATGGAGATGAGCCGGATTGGATAGCTAAGGAGTTCCCATGGATATCTACCTCCACGCCGGACAATCAGAAATAGATGCAGACGACCACCGCTTTCAGGTATGTGCGGCTGGTCGGCGCTTTGGCAAGAGCTTCTACGCGGCCTATAGACTCTATGAGGCTGCCAGCCACCGGACTAAAGTAAGGACCGACGGACAAGAGATCGACCTGACCTCTGAAGTAGTCTACTACGTAGGACCTACCTTTAAACAGGCTAGAGAGAACCTATGGGAAGTGATGATGGACATGGGGCAGGGCCTCATTGCCGGTGTCCGACAAAACGAAGGGGAAATCAAGCTCACGAATGGACGTCTGATTCGCTTCAAGGGAGCGGACGACCCGGACTCCCTCCGAGGAGTCGGCCTACACTTTGTCGTCATGGACGAATATGCGTTCATGAAGCCATCCGTCTGGGAATACGTTATTCGCCCTGCATTGGCGAAGGCTGAGGGAGGAGCACTATTCATAGGTACCCCCGATGGCAAGAACCACTTCTACGATATGTGGATGTCCGCGATGGAGGGCCTAGACCCAAAGTCTGGGAAACCGACCGAAGACTGGAAGGCGTTTCAGTTCAAGTCCTCAGTCAACAGCCACATTACCGCTACGGAGATAGAAGCACTCGTAGATGGACTAGGCGAGGATGCACGTAAACAGGAGCTAGAGGCCTCCTTCGAGGCTACCGGTGGTAAAGTATTTAACTATGAAATGTTCCCGGTGGTCAAGAATACAGCGCACGGTAGCTACGTCATTGCTGTTGACCTCGCAGGGTTCTCAAACGCCGAAGGTAAGAACAGAGCCAAAACTATACTTGACGACCACGCCATCGCGGTGGCAAAGATTCATGAGAAAGGCTGGCACATCGAACGTATATACCACGGACAGTGGGACGTCAGAGAGACCGCCCTCAGAATAATTAAGGTCTGGAGAGACTATGGCATGTGCCCTGTAGGCATTGAGAAGGGCATGGCAAAGAATGCAATATGCGGTGATGATGGTAAGGGCGGATACCTCGGAGAACTCATGCACAAGTACGGTTACTTCGACGTCGCGGGTCTGACCCACGGCAACCAGAAGAAAGAAGATCGCATCAAGTGGGCCCTCCAAGGACGGGCAGAGAAAGGGCAGATTACACTTGAGCCTGACGACCACCTGCCCGCAGAAGATAAATGGGTATATAAGTTCCTCGGCCAAGCCGTAGACTTTCCTAACCCCCTAGCGCATGATGATTTGCTGGACGCTGCGGCGTATATTGACCAGCTAGCAGACACAGCATTTTCGTGGGGAGCCATCACCTTATTTGATGACTGGCGACCACATGATGACGAGGTAGCATTTTAATGGCAAGTGTTGAACAGGGCGAACCTAAGAACGCTAACATCTCCACTATGGGGATGGGCGGTATCGTGCATCACATTATGCCCATTGTACGTGAGAACCGCATGGTTCGGGATCGCCTTCATAAGAAGAAGTGGGATCAATATGAACGTACATTCAGAGGACTCTACACCGGAAACGACAAAACCCGAGACGGAGAACGATCTCGCCTTGTGGCTCCTGCGCTCGCAGCCGCCATTGAGTCTACTTCTGCAACAATCGAAGACGCCGTGTTCAGCCGCGAGAAGTGGTTCGACGTATCTGACGACTTGGTTGACCAGAGCCCAGACGACATACAAGCAGCTCAGAAGATGCTTGAGGAAGACTTTGACTTAGCCGGGGTTCCCGACGCTATATCCAAGATCATCCTGTCCGGTTGTCTATACGGCACCGGCATTGGCAAGGTCAATATCACCCGCCGTGAGATTCGCACTGTGGAGAACGGAGAGGTCAAGCGTGACTTCCGTCCTCTAGTTACCCTTGAGAGCATCCCCCCGTGGGAGTTTGTTATTGACTCTCAGGCTCGTGACTTACAGAGTGCTTACTTCGTAGCCCATGAGACCCATGTCCCACGTAACGTGGTCTGGTCTCGCATCCGTAAGGGAGTGTACCGTAATGTGCCTCTCCTCGGTAATACAGCCACCACCACGGCTAATCCTGCTGGTCAGGAGACCCCAGATGGGCAGCGCAAGTCAGAGGAAAGTGACGGCTCAGTATTCGTAACAGAGTACTATGGTCTAGTTCCTGCTGCTGCTGCTAAGTCTGCTGGCATACAGTTTACTAACGATGACGTACAGGGCAACGGCCACGTAGAAGTCATTGTCACCATTGCTAACGAGCTGGAGGTTCTCCGGGCGGTAATCAACCCGTTCCAGACTAAGGATCGCCCTATCGTAGCATACCAACACAGTGTGGTTCCCGGTAAGTTCTGGGGTCGCGGTGTTGCGGAGAAAGGTTGGAACGCCCAGCGAGCACTCGATGCTGAGCTGAGGGCGCGGATGGATGCGTTAGGCTTGCTCACCTCCCCTATGATGGGCGCAGACATTACGCGACTCCCACGGAATCCGGATATGCGAGTTCGCCCCGGTAAGGTGTGGCTCACCCGTGGACGTCCCTCAGAAGTTCTTGAGCCTGTCATACTCGGTAACATTGATCCAACCACATTTAACCAGTCCTCCGAGATGGAGCGGCTCGTTCAAGTAGGGACAGGCGCAATAGAGTCTAATGCACCCCTGAACGTAGACCGTCGTAATGAGACTGCTTCAGGCATTAGCATGATCCAGAGTTCCGCCCTCAAGAGGATGCGTAGAACTATGTGGAACATTGAGCGCCAGTTCCTCAATCCTTTCATCCGTAAGGCAATGCATCGCTATATGCAGTTCTCGCCCTCACGGTACAAGGCAGACTTCCAGTTCCGCATCAAGGGAACTATGGGCATTGTTGCTCGGGAGTTTGAGCAGGCACAGCTAATTGGCCTATTGAGTAATATCCCCCCAGAGAGTCCTCAGTATAATCTAGTGCTGAAGTCTATTATTGAGCTGTCCAACTCACCTAAGCGTGACGAGTTGCTGGCCCAGATGGAGGAGATGAGCAAGCCCGATCCCGAGGCTGAGGCCATGCAGAAGGAACTCCAGAAGATTCAGTTCGAGTCCCAGAAAGAAGCTCTTAATGAGCAGAAGCTGGAGAACCAGAAGACTCAAGCTGAGATCGCTAAGCTGGCTGCTGAGATCGATGAGATTAAGGCTCGCACGGCTCTGGAGGACGATAAGGTTAGCATTCAAGCAGGTAACCTAGTAGTGGCCAAAGAGAAGCTCAAGGTAGATCGTGAGCGCATAGAAGCAGACAAAGAGAAGGCTAAGATTCAAGCAAGTAGACCAAAGGGGAGCTAAGTGAATATTACACAAGAACAGTTTGATGAAGCTGTCCTAGAGCTTACAGGCCGTCCAGAATGGGCTGTCTTTGAGCAGGGACTTAAGAATGAAATCTATCAATCACAAGCACGCGCCTTGAGTGCGGAAAGTTGGGAGGTGGTCTGTCGTCTACGTGGTTTCGCGGAGGGACTTTCGTTCGTTGGTAATTTGCGGGCCATGACTGTTGCAGCACAAGAGAATAACGATGCCTCTGTATGATTATGAATGTGCAGAGCACGGATACTTTAAGCAGAAGAATTCTATTGCTAATTATAAGAAGGGTGATTGCCCTGATTGCGGGAAGCGCGGCAAGAAAGTAATACTTAGCGCACCCGGACTAGATATTGAAGGAATGGCAGACGCTGGATGCCCGAGTGCTTTCGAGACCTCGGGGGACCGTCTAACGAGACGCCACAAAGAAGCAGGTCAGTACAATAATACTCTCGCTGAGTATTGATCTGATATAAGCGAGCAGCCCTACACCCTTTCCTCGGGCGGGCTGAAACAGAAACCGTACACCACTAAGAGTGGAGCGGGACATTAGAGGAGTCATTGACATGGCTAACATAGCGGACTATCTCCCCGGAGGAGAAAAGGACCCTAACAAATCCCCAGACGGGATAGATGCAGAAATCAACGATGCTAAAGCTCAACAGACTGCGAGGGAAACCTCTACACAGGAAGTTGATTGGCAGCAGAGGTACCAAGAGCTAGAGAAACTGAACAGCCGACAGGCCCAGACACTCGGCGAGTACCGAAAGACGATTGATGACTACATCGTAAACCCTACACCTGCGGAAGCCACCCCTCAAGAGGACGTGAAGCCTATAACGGCTGATGATCTTTACGAGGACCCGAACGCGGCTGTACAGCGTGCAGTCGAGTCGCATCCTGCAATTCAGGAGGCCCGAAAGCTGAAGGAGAAAGTCGAGCAAGATGAGCTTAATAGAGCCATCGCGGACTTTAAACAACGGCACCCGGACTTGGAGGAAATCTCCGCCACACCTGAGTTTCAGAATTGGGTCGTAGAGAACCCTACCCGAGTAGAACTTTATTCGAGGGGTAATCAATACGATCTCAGTGCTGCGGATGCACTCTTTAGTCTTTACAAAGCTGAAAAAGGACTTACCCAAGTCCGAGCCCAAGAAGATATCTCACAGGCAGAGCTTGTGTCGTCTTCTGGGGAGATGGTTCAAGAGCCACCTAAGTATAGTAGGTCCGAGTATGTGACAATGCTCCGACGTTCTAAACAGGGTGATCTGGAAGCAGAGGAATGGGTACGTAACAACGTCGGCAAGTATCGTGAAGCACTAATGAGTGGTAATGTCCGTGACTAAATAACTATTGTTCTAACCACCACGTAAGAGGTATTAACTAATGGCAACTTTGTACGCGCCAGATACCGCGACAAATCCGACTACCGTAACTACGGCAGCCAACTTTATCAAAGAGTTGTGGTCGGATGAAGTACTCGCAGTATATAAGGCGAATACGGTCATGGTTCCTCTCATCCAGTCCATGCCTTTCGCTGGACAGAAGGGTGATACGGTCCATGTACCAAAACCATCTCGTGGCTCTGTAAACGCTAAAGCAGCGGGCACAGGCGTTACGATTAATGTTGAGACGGCTGGAGTGTTCAATCTCACGATTGACCAGCACTTCGAGTACTCTCGACTTATTGAAGACATTGCTAAGATTCAGGCGCTTGACTCCATGCGTGCGTTCTACACGGACGACGCCGGTTACGCTCACGCCCTGTCTCTGGATACGGCAATTCACAACCTTGGCGCTCAGGTAGGTAATGGCTCCACCACGGCAGGTTCGAACTACTCGAATGCTGTTATTGGTGGCGACGGCTCTACGGCATGGGTACAGACTGGTTCCGGTAACGGTTCTGCTCTGACTGATGCTGGTATCCGGCGTGCTATTCAGACTCTTGACGACGCGAACGTACCGGCCCGCATGCGTGCCCTCATCGTTCCGCCCGTCGAGAAACGTCGCCTCTTGGGTCTGTCTCGCTTTACGGAGCAGGCATTCGTTGGTGAAGTAGGTGGAAGCAACTCCATCCGCAACGGCTTGATCGGTGACATCTATGGTGTTCCGGTTTACGTCTCTACCAATGTGCCCACGATTGACTCCTCGGACTGCACGAGCTACCGTCCGGTCCTTCTCTTGCAGAAGGAATTCGCGGTAATCGCAGAGCAACTCGCTCCGCGCTCTCAGTCGCAGTACAAACAGGAGTTCTTGGCTGATCTATTCACGGTTGACACTATCTACGGTCTGGGCGTACCCCGTCCTGAAGCTGGTGTTGCCTTGATGGTTCCTGCTGCATAAGGAGGAGCATCATGAGTAGAGTATCAACAGGAGTTCCCGCAGACGAAGATGCACCTGCGGCAATTGCGGATGTATCAGTAACTGGCACTTATGCCACGGATGATACTCCGATTGAAACGGCTATTAACTCCATTCTTGCGGCTCTTAGAGACGCTGGGATTATTCAGTCGTAATTGGTCTGGGGGTCCTTACGGGCCCCCTTACCCTTATGTTGGAGCAGTTAGGTGTCAGATCGACGATACTCCTTAGTTAATCACAGTCATTATCCTATAACGGATAACGAGAGAGACTCAGGAATATTAGTAGTTAATCTGGCTTACCCTTCTGGTAACGTACTTAGGTACGGAGCGGACCCCACGGGAAGCTCAAGCTCTAGCGCAGCAGTACAGGCAGCAGTAGATTCACTAGACGCTAATCTAGGTGGTCTGGTCACTATCCCAGAAGGTCGCTATATTGTTGGAGATATCCTAGTAGATGGAGATGATTTTGCTAATGGGGGTGTCTGGTTTGAGCTATCTCCTCGCACTGTTATAGATGTACCTTCCTCAGCGGATCACTGTATTAAGTTTCAGGGAGCATCCTCCGCAAGTCCTATTAATAATGTTGGAGTCACTGGAGGACGTATTGTAGGTACTGAAGATGGGGCCGACTACGGAATCCATCTAGAAGATGTAACGAATTGGCATGTAAGAGATACTTCTATAGTGCAGTTCTTTTCTTCTCCAAGAGGAACTAGGGCAGGTATCTACTGCGAGTATGCTATCTATGGAGTTATTACACGACCTCAGATAGATACATGTGACTTTGGTATTAATGTAGAGAATGATTCTACTAACACCTACAGACAAACAACTGTACAGATTGTTGGTGGTTCAGTACGCACCTGCTACCGAGCCTTAAGAGTTGATGACGGAGTTAATATCAATGCGTTTGGTACAGCATTTGAGAACAGCTCTATTGGAGTCTACTACGACTACACTAGAACTACTGGCACAAATTCTGCGTCCTGTAGTCTCATGGCGTGTTATTTCGAGAGGAATGGACGTCATATAAAGATAACTGAGCATGGAACAGCTATTTCCCGTGGTATAGTAATCCAAAACTGTTATCTAGAGAGTGTTTCTACTACCTATGTAAGTACAGATTCTTTTGAGGACTCTAACTCAGGTGATTATAAGCTAGATATTGATGGCTCAAATCACGTTATTGTTGGAAATCACTGGTCTTCCGCTGCATCTGTAGCAGATATTCTCATAGTTTCTGGGGCTCTTAATAATTACATTGGCCGACAAGGAGTTCAGGCCAGCAGCGTAGCTTTATCAGATAGTGGTACCGGCACGCTAAATGATATGACTCCTCTAACATCAGAGAATGATGCAACAGTTAATGCTAAGTTTCGGTTCTCTGATAATATTAGACTAGAGAATGATATTGCCCTTCAGGCCCTAAATAATGCAGGGTCTTCATGGAGAAATCTCCTAAAGATTACTACGGGAGATAACATTCTAGTAGGTAATAGTGGAGACTCCACCATTGTCTACTCGTCTGACCAACCTCGTTGGTTTGATGGAGCCAATACTGAAAGAATATGTACTAGTGACGGCGACACTGGGGGTTCTTCTTCCGCTGGGGCCGGTAACCAGTATGTAGAGATTAATATAAACGGGACTGTATATAAAGTCCTTCATGATGGAACAGTCTAAGGAGAATATTATGTCAGACGTAGGACTTATTGTTCAGGTAGTACTCGCCGCCTTGATGGTGGCTGGAGTCATTTGGGCATTTAAAGAAGTAAAGAAGAATAAGGACAAGTAATGGCTGACCAGCTCACAATTGTCAACTCCGTCCTTGAGCGTCTCCGCGAGGACACCGTAACTACTGTTAGCGAGAATGATTACTCGAAGCTGATAGCTAAGTTCGTGAACGACGCTAAGGCAGATATGGAGGACGTCAATTGGGAGTGGTCTGTGTACACCACTGAGATCGACACTACCATATTGGCTGACGGCACTCGTTCCTACGATCTCACTGGCACTAACGATAGGTCTCACCTGATCCGCCAGAAAGAGGACAGGCTGCCTATGGCCTTTGACATTACTACCAACGAGAAGGGACAACTCTACGATATTCCCTACAAGGAACTGCTGGAGTGTAGGGCCACAGAGACTGGTGTCGATGTGGCTATTCCCCGCACGTTCTCTATCACTACGGACGCTGACGGGAGAGGTTATACCCTGACTCTGTTATGGGGCGCAGACAACGCTCGGTCTTGGCGGACCTACTGGTATGTGCCACAGGCTGATCTGTCTACCTCCAGCGGCGACGACGACATGACAGAGATATTGCTGCCTCGTAGGCCTATTGAAAACCGGGCGTACTATTATGCTCTGGAGGATAGAGGAGAGGCTACTGGCCCATCCCTGCAACTCAAGTGGGAGATGTCCCAGCAGATGATAGGGGCAGCCCTTGAGCTAGACATGCAGGTAATGAAGAAGTCAGACGAGAATGACTTTAGGAATGAAGAAAACCTCTAATGCCTAACTCTCAGTCACAGTTTGGTCAGGGAACTCAGCTAATACCTATTAGTCTAAGCTCCCCGGCCTTTCTTGGCCTTAATACGGAACTCTCAGGTAATATCCTGCCTCCGTCTTGGGCAACGACTCTCGATAACGTCGTATTCGATGAGTCAGGGCGTCCGGCTGCTCGTAATGGGTGGTTGTCCTTAACTTCTTCCGCCGGGACCGGAGATGTCAAGCGTATATTTGAGTACTACAAGGCAGATGGCACGAGTGATGTTATCTACTCTACAGACTCAGACATATACAGAGACACTACTACAGCTACCTCATTAGAAGGGTCACTCACAGTGACGGACGGAAACATTAAGTTCGTTAACTTTAACGATAAAGCTATCGCCTTTGGCATAGGCACGGCGGGTATCCCGGCAGTTAAAACTACTGGTAACTTCGCAGATATTACCGTAAACAGTGGTACAGCCCCCACTTCTGGTATAGGGACTTCAGCGTTCGGACGTCTGTGGGCTGTAGATGCGGACGGAAAGACGCTGAGGTACTGTGCTCTGCTCGATGAAACTCGTTGGGCGGCTGCCGATGGTGGAGGTCTTATTGACTTCTCTAAAGTATGGCCTTCTGGGCAAGACTCTATAGTATCTGTGGAGGAGTTTGGGGGGGATTTAGTTGTTCTCGGCTCCAATAATACTGTTATTATCACAGATGGGCAAGGAGCAGCTTTAGGTATTGATCCTAATGCCCTGTACGTCTCTGACACTATCCCCGGAATGGGGGCAGTATCTCAGTTTGCTATTACTAGGGCTGCTGGGGACCTATGGGTCCTCACTAGGTCTGGGGTTGTAGGGCTCAAGAGAGAACTTCAAGTTAAGTCTACTCCGACTACTAATATCTCTAAGAATATCCAGTCTTCTATTGTCATGGCTACGGCTAATGAGACGAATTCTGATAACATCACTATGGAGTATTCTCCTAAGAAGTCTATGGTGGTGTTATGTTTTCCTACAAGTAACCAGCAATTTATCTTTGACACCAGAGTACCCCTAGAAGATGGCTCGTATAGAGCCGCTTCATGGACCTCCAATCTCCAGACTCTATCGTACATACGGGATAGTCAGGACCTGTACGGCTCCCTAACAGGCACCGCAGGAGAGGTCATGCAGTACACGGGGTTCAGCGACGACGGGGAGACTTACTCTTTCGACTATGAGTCTGGGTGGCTGGACTTAGGAGAGGAGAATAACCTTTTCCTCAAGTTTGTCAAGCGTCTCACTAGCTTTGTGTTCGTGTCAGCTAATACTACCATCACCAGTAAGGTTGACTATGACTTCGGGGCTAAAGAATTCACTATACAGCGACAGGCCTCAGGGGGCAGGGTAGCGGAGTACGGCACGGCAGAGTATGGAGCTAATGGTGTATATGACATCAATGACTCCAGTGCTGTGGCCGGTACCGATGTGGCTGAGTACTCTGGGTCTTTGTCTCTACGCACAGTAGATGCTCCGGGACGAGGCGGAGGCCAGTACATGCGCATAGGGTTACGACTAGACACTAATTCAGGAGACGTAGCTCTCCAACAGATTAACTTATATGCTAAGCTCGGGAGGCTCGCAGTTTAATGAGTGACTATACAAAGACTACTGACTTTGGAGCTAAGGATGCTCTAGCGAGTGGGCTGGCGGCTAAGGTAGTTAAAGGCTCGGAGATTGATGACGAGTTTGATAACATCGCTACGGCTGTCGCCACTAAGTATGATAGCACAGATAGAGGGGCTGCCAATGGTATTGCCTCCTTAGACTCTGGTGGACTTATACTCGCCGCAGAGCTTCCGGCTGCTACAGAGAGTGCCGTTGGTGCTCTTGAGATTGCTACCACAGCAGAAGCTAACGCACGTACTGCTACTGATAAGATTCTAGTTCCCTCTCTAATTGATGGGTTCATGGATACTTGGGCGGCAGACGCTAGTGGGGGTGTTGCAGCTCTCCAGACTTTCGCAGACCCAGATGCTGATGAATTCTTCGGGTGGGACGACTCAGCCGGAGCATGGGTAGGGTTCACAGTAGGTACTGGTTTGGCGTTTAACGCCACCCCCGGAATTGAACTAGACTTTCTGGGAATCGAGGACTTGACGGACCCCGGAGCAGACTCCCTTATGGCATGGGACGACACAGCGGGGGCTGCTGCTTGGTTCACTACGGCAGATGGTCTCTCCTTTGATAATGGCGCGAGTACTATTGGCATTACAGATGTAGCCGCAGGCGCGGCACAGCCTGTTAATATTAGCTCAGGAACCTTCACATTTGATCTGAGTTCCATTACAGAGATTGCGGCCCCAGACCTAGACCAAGCTGCTGACGGTGTGCTTGTCAATGATGCTGGTACTATTAAGGTACTTCCTATAGATCAAGCAGGTCTCTTAGTTGTTGACGCAGCCGACGCTATACAGACGTTCGCCCTTACTGATGCTAACACCTTGCAGTCCTACGACAGCACCACAAGTCGAGTATGGACAATCCCAGCTAACGCCTCTGTAGCGTTTGAAATTGGCACTGTTATCTTAATCTCCTGTATCAGCACGGGGGTTATTACTGTTACTGCGGATACGGGCGTAACTCTTATGTCTATATTCAACTCAGCGGGTACTACTGCTACGTCAGACACTATGCTGGCTGGTGGTACGGCTGCTTTAATTAAGGTAGCAACGAACGAGTGGGTATTTACTGGCGATATTACTGACTAATGATAATCCATCTTATCCCTAGCTTTGTATCCGGCGGCCCAAAGGTCACCTTGTCTGGTGAAACAAACACTGTGGGGGATGCTGTGGCTCCTCATGATACTTTCGCTTCATTAAAGATAGACGCGGATGGTAATGTATACATGGGGGATGCTGTGAATGGCGCAGCTATATCATATACTCAGGTAGACACAGGTACCGACTGGATCAGACCCGCAGCAGCGGCTAGTTCTCTGTATGAAGTCCGTGTGACTTCTGTGGATCATAACGCAGGTTCTGATAATGGCTCTGGGTGGGACGTCTCTCCGGGAACGGATGGAGACTGGTTTACCCTAGATACAGACCGCATATGGAATACCAATGAAACTACCGTAGGTTCTTATTCAACGACCTTTACGGTGGAGATACGCCGAGGCAGTACTACTCTGGCCTCAGCGTCCTACGCTTTGAACATCGAGAACACACTCTAAGGAAATAACATGGACCCAATCTTCGGCCCACTATTTGGTATCCCCGGACTAGGCCAGTCGTTATTTAACGGCTTAGGGGGCATCCTTGGCTTCGGCGCTAACCGACAAGAATTCCAGCAGAGGCGTGGGGATATTCTTGGTATGACCCAGTTTAACCCGAGCTTCTTCAGCGGGGGCGGGTTTTCTGTTAACCCAAACAATGGTAATGTTCATCAGAGTATGTTACAGAACATGCTCACTGCCGGTGCGGGAGCAGGGGCGCTACAAGGTTTTGGAGGAGGTCTCTTTAACAACGAGAGTCTTCAGCAAGCTCTTGGTCAGCTAGACTTCGGGGGAGCAGAGCAGGGAATCACTGACGCCTTCTCTAATCAGGCTAATCCTTTCTTTGACCAAGCTGGCTTCCAGAATAACCTCAACAATGTACAGGGCCTAGGCAATCTGTTCTCTCAGCTAACCGCAGCGGGTCCTCAGGACTTCTCTGGGGGTGCTCAGAATGCACTGTTCGCTGGGGGTATGCAGAACCTTAACAATGCCTCTGACCAAAGTGGGTTGTTTAATCAATTCCTCGGAACTCAGCGTCAAGCGGCGCAGTCTACTAATGACCGTCTGTTCAATCGACTCCAAGATCGCCAGTTTGCTCAAGGAAGACTTGGCTCTAGCGGTGGCGGACAAGAGACAGAGGGCTTCTTTAACGCCCTTAATCAGCAGGACCTAGGCTTCCAGAACAATGCCTTTGGTCTAGCAGACAGGCAGCAGAACTTCCTTGCTAACCTAGGGCAGAGCCAGATTGGTCTTGGGCAGAACTTCTTGTCCCAGAACCTCGGTCAGTTCAACCAGAATGCTCAGTTTGCTCAGGGCTTTGGAGGACTCGCCGGGCAACTTGAAGGACAGGGCTTCGGTCAGCAGATGGGAGCACTCGGCTTTAATCAGAACAGCGCCCTTCAGAGAATGCAGGCCATGCAGGGACTGCTTGGCTTCGGAGCAGGACTCCAGAACCAAGGCTTTAACCAAGGCATTGCAGGTGGTGGGTTCTTGCTTGACCAAGCAGGATTCGGACGCGACACACTTATTAACCTACTCAACGCTGAGGCCAATCGAATTGGGGCCACAGGACTACACGCCCAAGCTCTCGGTAACATGGGAAGCTCTGGTAGCGGTGGGTTCTTGTCTGGACTCTTGGGCGGAATCGGCGGATTATTTGGGTAAGGAGCTAACATGGCAGACGTAGGATTTCTAGATAGCCTCGGACTAGGCGGGCCTGACCCCAGAGCGGTGCAAGCAGCCCAGAGACGAGAAGCCTTTAGCTCCGCTAACCAGCAGGGAGCAGCCTTCGGGCGACAAGCCTCCGGTTTAGTGGGAGGTTTAGGTGCGGGCGCAGTAGGCCTTATCTCAGGCAGGAACGATGGCCGAAGCATTAAGGGATTCCTTAATAACGCTGGAGCCGCAGCCCGTAAGATCGACGAGTTCCAGCAGGCCCAAGCAGTCGGTATGTCTGTAGAGGACCTCCGCAGCAACCGTCGTATCAAGGCAGCCGCAGCCAGTAAAGACTTCGGTGACCCTAGTACCCTTGAGGCTCGTATTAAAATGGCTGAGTTTGTAGCCAAAGAAGCCCAGAATGATGGGAACATCAAAGTACGTGCTGCTGCTCTACAGCAACTCACAGAGCTACGTAAAGAGAAGGCGGAGTTCGATAAGTTATCCTCTCAGACAGCAGGACAAGAGACTCGAAATATAAGAGATAGTGTAGTTGATGTATTTCTTGGAAAGAACACTAAGCCTGTAGCAGCTCAATATGCTAAAAGGGATGGGGTTAATGGGGTCGAGTATACTGATGAGAACGGACAACTTCAGTTTGCTCCGGTAGGTACGTTCACCACAGAAGACCCACGGGAGAAGATTGACACAGAGTCTCTAGACCAGCGTATTCGCAGGTCCATCCCTAAACAAGAATTAACTAAGATCAAGACTATGATTACTACGGGGGCTGACTCTGTACGTAAGTATGGTCGGGTTATGGACATAGCTGTGGACCTCATAGAGAAAGGAGGCTCAGAGGAAGTTCTTAGTGATTCCGGTAAGGTTGCTGCCTTCTTGGACAATGCTGTGCGAAATGTACGAGGTGTCGCTAGTGCTGCGTTTAACACTCAGGGAGCGTCGGAAGATGCTAAGAGCGGTGTGCGCAAGCGGGCCCTAGAGGCAGCTAACGATCCTAATAATTCTATCTGGGACTCCGTACAGCTACCGGAAAGGTTCCGTAGGACTTCTTCGGCAGCCCAGAACTACAGAGCTAATATCATGGAGCTTGCCTACATGGCGGCTCGATTGGCAGAGCCCTCTAACCGAGGACTTTCTGATAACGACATTAAGAACGCACTGATTCGTATTGGTGCGGACACCGCTAACCCTCAGGTGATGATGCGTCGGTTCTCAGAAATGATGGCCGATGGAGCCTCAGGAGTAGAGGACATACTAGATGTGTGGAAGTACAACTTTGAGGGTGTATCCCCTGAAGAAGTTGAGCTTACTATAGGAGGAGCAGCCCTTCCTAAGTACCGACAAGCAGTACAGGCCCTATATGAGAAGCATGGAGTTACCATTGACCCGACAACCAATAGGGCTACCTTTGAGTCTCCTTTAGACTCTGATGTGCAGCCCGGAGAAGGTGTCGCGGGTGCTGCTCCAGCAGAACTTCCTGTAGATGATAATGAATTCCTTAACCAGATTCTAGATCCTAATGCCAACAGCAGATAACGAAAGAGTACAGGCTATCTTCCAACCCGTAGCTCCTGTGCAGGACTCGGGCTCTGAGGCCCAAGCGACTCCGCCTAACCCGGTTCCCGCTTCCCCTCAGCCTAATCCCGTGTCTACTCCTCCGACTGTTCTGGACGCTCAGACAGCTCCAAGACTGGCACAGATTCTGAGGGATAAAGGCAGGAATGAAATTGGGGCCGAGAGATATGACAAGGCTGTGGGCTTACTGAGAGAATTCTATTCAGCTAACCCAGACCAGCTTCCCAAGGGCAAGGACCCCCGCATTGATACCTCTCCATTACCCACTGGAGTACGAGAGATTGATGAGGAAGGCCGCACAGTGCCTAGTATCGGAGGAGGTCCGGTAGGTATTAGTACCCAGACCTTTAAGGACATTGACGAACTTCCTTTCGATGATCCCTTGCGGGTCAGACGTCAGAGAGCCCAAGAGGGCGTGGACATGCAGAGTGGGCTTCCATTCTTCGACCGTGCCAGCATAGCTCTAGCACCCAATACAGCCCGTCGCCGTAGTGAGCGGATACAGGAGGTTATGGGTGAGACTTTTGCACAGATTCCTGATGATCTACCTAAGTTTAGGTACGACACAGCCTTAGGAGAGTTTCAATTCCTCAAGCCTCAGGGTGATGGGAAGTTCAGATGGACTTCTATGGACGGTACTGGTATTGAACTAGGTGACCTAGGTGATCTACTCAACCCTGCTGAGGCTTTTAGTCTTATTGGCAGTGTAGCTGGTGCCGGTAAAGGTAAGATATTCACGTTTGGTAAGGGCGGGGCCAAGACCCAAGCTGCGGTAGGCGGCTTAGCGGGAGGCACCGGAGGACGTTTCTTGGGCGAAGCTACCTCATTCCTTATTGACTACATAGCTAATGACGAAGTACCTACTCTAGAGGAAGTACAACAGCTAGGGTGGGACGCCACTAAGATTGAGGCTTTTGCTTCACTGACAGGTGAGCTAGGCGCTGCTTTTATACGCCGGGCCAGTTCGGCTGTTCAAGCTCGGGCGGCTGCCTCTCAGGGACGACAGAGCGTAGAAGGTCTGTCTAAGTCTCAGGTTGAAGCAGCAAACCTTAATATACAGAGCACCCAAGAAGACCTTAGGCGCATCAAAGATGTACTAGGCCGTGAAGATATTCCTGTTACGGAAGGAACGGCTACTCATAATATTGATCTGATTGAGGAAGAAGAATTCGCCTTTAAGAATGCTTCTCGTAACGTACAGAGGGCGCGCAATCGTGCCCGTGCTCTAGAGAAAAGAGCTACTCAAGATTACATCAATGAAGTATTTGGAGGTAATGAGAGATTCTTAGGGGATAGATATGGCACTGTCTTACGTGCTAACGATGCCCTAAAGAACGGGGAAGGTATTGTAGTAGCGCAGACCGATGATGGTCTTGTCCATATGGCTCACAAGATTGACCCAGAGAATGGACTTAATGTCAAACCTGAAAATGATTTCTGGCAGGTGCGGGGGGTTCGTACAGGTGAGGGAATCCGAGGCTTAGGCCTAGGGACTGATCTCTACCGTGCAGCACAGGCGGAGGCTAGGCAACACGGAAAGGTGCTGGCCTCAGACACTGATGTAAGCGAAGATGCTCTGAAGATATGGCGCGGGCTTGATGGGGACGAGGAGTTTGGGGAACTAATATGGAACCCAAACGTAACTACACTTACAGATGGGAACGGTCGTCAGTGGGCTAGGTCTACAGACGGAAGGCCCGTAGTACGTGTAGCCGACCCAGAGCCCGTAACTCCTACTCTATTGGAAACTTTCCGCCAAGCCCAGCCGGGCCCTGATGGTAGGTTTGTCAAGAACAAGGAACTGTCTAGATTCTTCCGTAAGCCGGGACGTAATGAGTTAGCTGCCGTTAGAGCTGAGATGGAGTCCAACCCTTTTGTCCGTCAAGACATGAAGGAAGCACTCTACAATGACTACGTAGCTAATGTACAGCGACCAGATGGTAGCTTTAGCGTCAAAGCTTTCGAGGAGTGGAAGGAAGAAGTAGGGCGTGTGGCTGAAGAAGTATTTAGCCCAGAGGAAATGATCGCCATTAGAGGTCCTGCCGGCGGCATGACTCAGGTTATTGAGACTGCTCGTCGTAGTACAGAGATACGCAGGAGCGCACTGTCTGATGCTTTAGGTGTTAGCACCGAACATGCTATCTTCAAGGACCCGTCCACCCGTGGTATCTGGAACCAATTCAAGAGCCTGCCATCCGCTAAACGACGTAGGGCCATGTTGGTACTGGACTCTCTGTTTGAGGGCGATGGTATACGTGGTCTATTCCTAGAGGAGTTACGCACCACCCTGCTATCGAAATCTAAGGGCTCTAACTCTGCGGGCTACAACAAGTGGCTCAAGCAGAACGAGGAGTTAATTCGTGATGTTATGGGTACCGGGGAGTATATCAACGACCTGAGGGTTGTAGGTAATGTCCTAAAGCGCCGAAGCGATCAGGGAATGGTACAGGGATCAGCCGCAGAAGTAAATCCCACAGGTATTGCTCTCACTCGTGTGCTGTTCGGGCCCCTGTCTCGTATTCAGCGTTTCATCTCGGCTGCCCGCCGGGGTGTTGTACGCGGCAACTCAGCTAAGCTCGGTGATCTTATCACAGACCCGGAGAAGCTCAGGCAGCTTACGGCTATCAGGGCATTCCCTGTGGAGTCCGTCCAGACTGCTCGTGTGATCCAAGACTTAGGTATCGCAGAGGAGCTAGGATGGTTCTCTGGTGAGAGTTTTGACGCCAATAACCCCGAGCACAGGAAGGAAATAGCTAGCCTAGTAGCAGGACTGTTGTCAGAGGAGATGGAGAACCCAGATGAGAGTGTGGAGCAAGAATAGCCAGAAGGTATATGACGAGCTAGACCCCAGACTACAAGTATTAGTGACTCGCATCCGGGATGAGGTAGTAGACATATCTCTTATCACGGGCTTCCGAGATAGGGAGACCCAGAATACTATGTACGAGTCTAATAAGAGTCAGCTAAAGTTCCCTTTCGGCAAACACAACAAGAAGCCCTCATTGGCCGTGGACCTACAGCCCTACCCCTACCCCGAGTACGAGCCTAAGCTCTGGGGTGCTCTGGGATATATAGCTGGCCGAGCACATGCCATTGCGGCAGAAGAAGGATTTAAGATAAGATGGGGTGGTGACTGGAATGGGAACGGTGACCTAACCGACCAGAATTTTGATGATCTGTTCCATATAGAGGTGCTAGATGCGTAAACTATTAACTGTTTTATTGCTGTTGGGTTTGTCCGCCCCCTCATACGCCAGCGTTAAAGATGATATCTGTAGTCTTTTAAGATTTGACTGTCAGGCTCTCCCCGAGCCTACTATCATCGAGTCTAAGGTGTTGATACATATGTCGTATCTGATGTCTACTCAGCTATACGGAATGTACTACGACGGTGAGAAGTATATCTACATTAATCCAGATCACCCAGACAAGCGGGAAGCTGCCATTATCCACGAGACTGTACATTATATACTGTGGCATTCGGGCATATTTGATAGATGCTTAGGGGAGGAGTTGGCTAGAGAAGTTACAGCACATATGACCAACACCGAGGTAGACCCAGCATGGATACAAAGTTACAACTGCGACCCGTTATCATCGTCGAGTGGGGAGACGCCTTTATCGACGGAGAAGACTTCGACCCAGTAGAGGCACAGGATACTAAACCCGTATATAGAAAAACCGTAGGGTTCCTTATAGCAAAGAACCAATACGGCTATGTACTAGCAACAGATGTGTATGACGACGAACCAGAAGTGGCCGGGAAGCTATTTATACCCCACGGAATGGTCACACGTGTGAGAAAGTTAAGGACAGATGATGAGTCTAAACGAACGATTTAAGAACAGCACCATTGCCGTAGTGGCTGGAGGTATTATACTATTCGCTTCAGGCTTAACTGCTGTAGAGAAGACTACGAATATCATCGACAAGTCTTTTGTGACTGAAAGGGAACTAGCTCTCCACGCTGATACGGCACACCCTAAAGCTATACTCGCTATAGCTAGGTCTGAACTTAAGTCAGAATGTAGGTGGCTCAAGTCTGAGATACGTAACATCACTGATCGTATTCGGGAACTTACTACTGCTGGCGCTGACCCCGCGTGGATATCAGAGAAGCAGGTAGAGCTTGATGAGCTACAAAGTAGGTGGGACTCTAAAGGTTGCGCCTCAGTTGATTACATTTAAGGATATACTATGTGGAGTTCAATAGTAACAGCATTGCTTGGTAAGGTAGCCCCTAAAGTAGCGGACTACTATATACAAAAGCAACAGCTTAAGCAACAGGTTGAGCTTAAGAGGCTTGAGGGTAAGATTGCTTGGGAGTTAGCCAAGACCAAAAGGGCCGAGGCCAGTGAAGGCCGCGACCACGAGTGGGAGTTACTCAGCATCCAGAACTCAGGGTACAAGGATGAGTGGGTTCTCTTTCTTGTGAGTATCCCTATGGTCCTCAGCTTCATCCCCGCTGGACAAGTCTACGTCGTAAATGGATTCCAAGCCCTTGAGGGTACTCCCCAATGGTACCGGTTCCTCGTCATGAGCATATTTGGTGCAGTGTATGGCATTAGACTCTGGAGACGCAAGACCCTCTCTCAGTAACTGTAAAGCTCTGCTAAACATCTAGGGCTGCTTCAATCATAGCTAGCTCTTTTTTCCACTTGGCAAGATTATCTTCGGCTCGTCCGATTCTTTCGCGGAGCGCAGTTCCTTTAGCAGCAAGAGCTTCTCCGAGGTCTCCATCTTCTTCAGCATCTTCTTCGTGTGCGCCGCTTGTTCCCTGAACAGGCGGCGTTTTACGTTGCGCGACTGGTACTCCTTGTGGATCGACGAGAATGCTGTCTCCACTATCGACTTGTTCAGATCGTGCAGCAGCCGCTTTAGCTCTAGCCGTGACTGCTTCGTCATCAATTCGTTCTTTGACGATTTGTCTGATGTGGGCCCCGTAGCTGGCAAGGGCGCTCCTTCTTTTATCCGCATCGTTCAATCCTTCTAGTGTAACTGAGTACTCACCTATCCCGTAAGGCAGGTCTAAGGTCTTGACAACCTTGCCGGGACCTACCTCCTCTGTAGATGCTTTGTCCCACAACTTCATGTCGGACTGCATTATACTAAGTAGTTCTTGTGTTTCCATATTAAGCCAGCACTCCATTCTTTGTGCCACCCGTCTTAAGATTCTTCCTACCACGATGGTACGCTCCACAGTCTTGACAATGCCACTGCTGGAATAGACCTACCTTAGTCGGTCGCTTCTTGTGCTTTCGCATGTTGTGAGAGCCACAGGTAATGCACGTAGGCTCATCGGCACCCCGATCATCCACGTACAATCCCCAATTAGGGTGTGGGGTGATCCAGCCAAGAATCCAATCATATAACTCCTCTGTAACCTTAACGTCACCGATGTTGTATTCCTGCATTTCGGTACGGGCAGCTTTGTCTCCGCTCCACACATCTATCCAGAGTTCCATACCGGTAGTCTCTATCTTCTGATTGAGTTGGAGGTCGGCAAGTACGTCGTCTAGACGGTTGCTAGAGAACGAGAAGTTCTTCTTCACCTGCTGAAGCAAGTCTACCTGCTGGAACGGTGCCGGAGGGGACCAACCAAGACGGATGAACTCAGTGTTGAGCTTCTTGATATCAAACTTCTTGCTATTGTATCCGATTACTACATCGGCAGCACTTAGGGCCTCGTATATCTTAGTGAACATACGCTCGGCACCCCCGCGCTGCCACTCCGCAGCAAAGCTCACAGTCTTCTGTCCCTGCCACTTCCAAGCAGCACAGATCACTCGGCTCTCCTCAAGGGTAAACCTTGCAGGAATATTCTCTTGCCAGCGACGCCAATGAAAGGACAGATGTGGGCTAGTCTCAATGTCTAGAAATAATATCTTCATTATAGATTCCTTAGAATTTCATCTACTATCAGCAGAGTTTCTTCTTCTTCATCATTAAATAGTTCAGGGTATTCCTGATGAATCCAACTTGTAATCATAATGAGTTTCTTGACCCATTCTATGTCCGCTCTAGTCAGATGTATCATTAGGTTCCTTCCTCAGTTCTAGTTCAAGTCTCGCAAGCGCGTTCCAAGCCGCGTGAGCAGCGTGTAGTAAGCCGGAGTCGGAATCCACCTTCTCGTAGTGTTCTTTGCACAGATGCCGCAGTAACGCCGCTGTGTACCTTTCGTGTCCAGCAACAACATCTTGCCATCCGCCTCGTGTATATTTGACGGCACCGTGTGTTCCAACTTCAGCCACTGCTTCAAGAGCCTTGCCGAACATGAGGAGCAGACTGGCGTCCGGCTTCCCGGCGTCGAGCTTAGCTCCAGTTTCGTGCTGGTTAAGTCCATTAGGATCGGTCTCCGTAGTCATATTCGTAATCTCTTGAAATTGTGATTTGAGTGAAGCCAGTGGACCCGGCCAGTAGAAAACGCTTCCGCCACGTTGCCGACGTAATCCATTTATCATCTTCAAGGTATCCTTTTCTTGTCAGAAGATCGTATAGCGCCTTCTCGAAGTTGTCCCCGTCCCCCATCGGCACTATCAGCTTGCTTGTTTTGGCCCTTGGTATTGCGAATAAAACATCTACTCTGACCGGTAAGGCGAGTTGGGCGCTGCTGTCGTCTACCAACTTGTCCGCGTCGTCCCGCCATTTCTTATACGTTTTCGCGAAGTATGGCTTCCCGTACCTCGGCACTCTCGGACGACTGGCCGCTATCGGCTTGGTTGGTATCACTATTGTTATTGGCTTCATAGATTCCTGCTTCCGCTGCTAGCGTATCTGCTTCCCATTCACACTCTAAGTCCTGCTTGTGCCCATACGTTGTAGGCTGTACCTTGTCTTTAGACACGTACTTACCTTCGTACAGATAGTAGTTGAGTAGCTCCAGACACGCAATCTCTGCTGCCTTCCTAGCAGCCTCGGCACCGGCCCAGACAGTACTCTTTGTGTCCTGCACCACCTGAGTGTAGAACTTGCGTACTGCTATGTCCTGCATAGGGGTTAGGTTATTCTTAGCCATTGTGTTGCGCCTTTGTCTTAAAGATACGTTTGATTTCATCCGCACAGATATCTGCTTCCGCCTGTGCTGCTTCTTCTGGGGCCGAGTTCTCAAGGAACAAAGACTCCATCTTAGCCACCAGACGACGGGCTGACCTAGCGTTAGCCAGAACCTTAGGTTCTACCTCTACAGGGTAAGCGTCAAAGCCTTGATCGTCGCTCATTTCCTTCCCCTCAATGAAGTAGAAGGGTACTACTCGTGAGAAAAATGCCTTCATGCTGCTAATTCCTTTTTGATTCCGTCTAGTAAGTTGTCGTAGTTACACTGTCTTAGTACACCATCACCGCCGTAGAAGTAGATGGGATAATTGAGGGTCATTCCTACAAAAGCCTCAAGTCGTGCTCCCTGTGAGGTATGCCACTCAGGTAACAACACAATAGCATCTGCCTCGTCAGCTATCATCTTAGTGTCACGTGCTAGGAAGTCACCCCATGTAGTATCTCCAAACTTTTCCTTTCCTGTGGGGTCTTGCATGGCTTTATCCATGTACTCTTGCCCGTCCATTTCACACGGAACTATAACACTTAGTCCATCGGACCTAAGTACGGCAGCAGCCTCAAGGAACGCAGGTACATTATGATACGGCTGATTAGTCATGGGTCCTGCTATGTAATACTTCATTAGAACATCTCCAAGTTTAGTTCTTCCCATACAGCATCAGCTACTATCTCTGGGGGCAACCACATTTGTCCGGGTTCCCTGCGGATAAATAACAATCGTCCTTGCTCTATGAGATACTCTCTCCAATCTTCTTTGCCGGAATGTATCTGGTACATTCTCATGACTTCTTCCATCTGCTCGGTGAATGTCTCCAACCCGTGTAATGCCTTGGCTGCTTTGCCCGGACCTATGCCCGGCAGCCCCGGTATATTATCCGTGGTGTCGCCCGTGAGTAACTGCATTACAAAGTTGTACTCGGCTTGCTTGTCGGTCACTTCATAGTGTACGTCCTTGACCCAATTGTATTTCGGCCCCGGTACTTGGTCTAAATCTTTATCTAATGTGATAATGATGGCCTCGGGGTCCTTAGTAGCCTCAATAGCCATAAGGTCGTCAGCTTCCTCGTCAACAGCCACGTAGCAGTCGTAGTTAGCGTTGATGTAAGCCTTAATTTCCCGCTCATATGTAGGACGATGCTCCACCTTACGGTTGCCCTTGTAGGGACGAGTCGTAGCGAATCGGTGCCGGAAAGTAGTCCCATGTGACAGGAATACCTTAAGCTCCCATTCATTAAGCTGGCATGACTCCATGATACGCTTGATAAGTGTGCGTACATTCTGTAATGCATGCTCAAGAGGCTCAAGATTCTTCTCGGGCCACAGCTTATAGTCCTCGTCCTCTACACGTGAGTACTTACCGGGCAGCCTCTTGTCTAGCTCTGCCATAGCATCACGCTTGTACTCAAAGGCTTGAGTGTAGTCGTCCTTCGGAATGTGCAGGTGCCATAGGTTACGTTCCGCTGCGAAGCCACACCTAAATACTACTATGTCTCCATCAAGTAGTCCAAGCACTTCTTAACTCCTTCTATATTATCACCTATTAATCCTAGTCCTAAGTTACAGTTATTACATAACCAACCTCGGAATACACCAGTGTCGTGGCAATGATCTTCCACTATACGACCGCTATTGCCACAGCAATCACATTTCGTTGGAGCACTCACAACAGGAGACGTTATTTGGCCTCTGCGTTTTCTATCATAAGCCTTTCTTTCTGCGCGATGCTCCTCATTATAACGACGGTTATAATGAAGTAAATGCTCACGGTTGGCGGCTCGCCACTGGCGCATATATTCCGAGCGATCAGGCATTAGCTAGGTACCACATCCTCAGTGTTCATCATTTCCAGCACAGGTGCCTTAGCTTCTGGGGTAAAAACTGCTTCCAGAGTCTGGTCGAAATGCTGGGCCTGATAGATAGCCTGAGGCAGTAAGGTAGAAGTAAGTTCTGTGATTCCAGTCATAGTATTAATAACAGCGTAACCTACAGGTGCCTCTCCTTCTACTACTTCACCTATTTCATTAGTAGCTTTCTGGCTGAGGGAAATGTCGTAGTATTTAAGTTTATCATTTACAATAGCTATGCTATCGTTGAAGTTACTCATTATTATTATCTTCCTTCTTAGCTACTTTGAGTTTGGGTGCTTTCTTCTTAGGTGCTTCTACTTCAGCTTCCTCGGCCTCTAGCTCATTGATTACTACTGCTACCTTATCAAACAGAGCATTCATTCGTACTGCTGCCTGAGGGGTGACGTTATCGTAGCGACCAACCGATGCTAGGTCAGCAAGGGTCTTAACTACTACTGATCGTTTCATTGCTTGTTCTCCATTTCTAATAGTTGTCCAGTCACTTCCTCTACGTAACCCAGAAGTAAATCTAAACGCTTGTTCTTCGCCACGTTAGCTGCGTGAGGAAGGTGGTCTGTGTGCAGGGCTGCTACCACTAGTCGAGTGGCGTCTGCTCTTGCTGCTTGGTACTGAATGCGGCTGCCTACGTCCACAGATGGTGCATCCTTCTGCGGGGATGCCGTAGAGGACACAGTAACCTCGACATTGCTCACGTTTGTGTTCCTGTCCTCGAATGATATTGTATCTCCCACTTTAAACTCTGGCTTGTTCTGTCCAAGCCTGTAGAATGTATTGTCTCCCTCTATCTTAAAGCTATAGAGCATGACATTATGATACGGCTTCTCAAATACTCCTACTACTTTCCCTTCTCTCGGTGTCATAACATTCCTTCTTGTCTAGCAGCGTCCTCGTATAGCTCGGCGGGTGCATCGTAAATCACCTCGCTGTTCTTTGCTTCCTCGTTTGACCAGTGTGACCCTATCATAACTCCTGCCCCCAGAGGCACAGTTAAATTGATCTTGTAGAGTGTTTGCAAGAATTGATAACAGTCTTTGATTAAACAGGTCCTCGCTATCTCGTGCCATAAATCTACCTCGTCTGGATGAATCTCTGCAATTATACTATCATGCACCGTGTTGACTAGGAACGACTTCAAATCTCTCATGCGATGCCAAGCACACACTAAGGCAAGGGGTATAATCTCAGCCGTAGCAAAGCCCTGTACCGGGTAGTTATATATGTTCGTAGTAAACGCTATGTAACCACTCTTAGACATTTTACACTGAGGCCAATGGAACAATAAGCCATACTCAGTACGTAACTTCTTGTCCTTAAGTACTTTGTGGGTCCATCCCCTCTGGGTGTCTGCTATGCCTGAGTACCTCTCAGCAAATGCCTTGTAATACGCAGCTACTTCAGGTGCTCCGCTGAAGCCACCATACAGAGGCTTAAACGTATGGGCTTTAGCGTCCTGCCTAGAGCATCCTATAACACTAGCGGTAAAGCTATGAATATCCATCTTGTTTAGGATATCCCCTAGTGCTACCTTGTCTCTGCCCATGTGGGCTGCGATCCTGAACTCTAGCTGTGCCCCGTCAGCTTCACCTACCAGCCAGCCTTCTTTGCGGGCCTTGAAGATAGGCTTGAAGCGACGGTTCAGATTCTGGAACTGGACCTTATACACTAACCCTGATGAACTAAAGCGGTGTGTGCGTGTAGTTGCTTGGTTAAATACTGCTCGCATGAGACCATCGGCCTCGTCACAGCACTCCAAGAACTTGCGCAGGTACTTTGTAACGTCGGAGTTAAGTTCTGCCCACTCTGTGTTCAGACGTAGCCATTCTTCTTGTCTTTTGTTCTCCGGCTTTAGTCTCTTGAGGACCTCGGCACTGATAGACTTACCCCCTTTTGGGGTAAGCATCTCTCGTCCCTTCCAGTCTCTCGGAACTCTGAACTTAAGTGTGTCATACACGTAGGCGCATTTCTGTGGGGTACTGGAAGGTGGGATTCCCCCCATGAATTCCTGTAGTTCTGCGGTCTTTCGTGCGTATTCATCCTCTACCTCTGCCAGTAATCCTCTCACCTTAGTTTCGTCTATCTGGATTCCCTGAAACTCCATGTCTACAAGGCATGGCGTAACTAAGCATCTTTGGTATTGCAGGTGGAGTAGATTACTTTCTTTAAGTTTCTCTCTCTGTGCAAGGAACAACTCCTCGCACGCCTTAACGTCCCTCTTACAATAATCCAGCAGCCACGAGCGAGGCATATCCTCTGTCTTGTGTCCTGCCTTTAACATCAGCCCAATGATATCTCGCTTAGGCTCAAGCCCATAGCGTTTGAGGGATTCATTGAGGCTCAGTTGCATGAGATTGTAGCGATTGCCCCCAATAATGTACTCCCCCAATAGAGTATCGTAGACTATTACTTCATGGAGATTGACACCGCAGCGACGGAGCCACCCAAGCTCAAACTTTGCATTGTGGGCGACGAGAAACCTTGCTTCATTAATATCATGGACAAGCGCGCCCATGTCGTACTCTGATCCAAAGGTATGCTTAACGTCGGATTGCTTTCCTCGGGTCCAACAAGCCAATATGAGTCTATTCGATTCGACAAGAGGGCTTCCCTTAAAGTCAGTAGTGGTTTCAAAGTCGAGGACGACATAATCATCTTCCCAATATACGTTAGGGTCAGGGACCGCCACGTGCTGTGGCAGTCCCCCTAGCTTATTACTCGCTGTCACTGAAGTCAGTCCAAACGCCAGCTTCGCCGCCACCGCCTGTCTTGAGTTCAAGTACACCTACCGACTTCATCCTAAGACTGATCCCAACAACACCTTGGCTGGCATTGGGATAAGGCACAATCTGCCCTTTAACTCGAATGATACTTCCGCCATAAATCGGTCCTGTTACTGCTGACCCATCGCTGACGTTGACAATGACTGGCTCCTGAGTAAAGGACTCCAAATCATTTAGTTGTACTACTTTGTTCATCTTAAAGCGGAACAAGACATTACCTGTCGGCTCTGGCTGGAAGGTCTGCCAGATTGCATCCTTTTCCTCTTTCGTTGCACCTTCTGGGATATCTGGACGAGTAGTCTCATCCCTATACACCGGCTTGGGGGTCAATGTCCGCTGCTTATTCACGGGGAGAGTGCTGATAAATTCATCACGCACGCGCTCCAACTTCTGAATAAACGGCTGAGCAATGTCCGCAGGTACACTTAGGTCGGTCTTGTAAACACCAGTGGGCACGTGCTTCGTGTCGGCTTGAGACAGCCACGGATACACTGCTTCTCCGGCTGGTGATGTGAACAGTTCATATTTATACTTATTATCTGCCATTCTTATTATTCTCCTAGTACTTCTTTGATTCTCTGTATTCTCTTGTAAATCACATTTACATTAACGCCTTCCTTGGCGGCTTGCTCCTCGGGATTCTCACCCCGAACGACCCCTTCCAGCGTCGCCCGGAGTAAAGGACTTAAATCTTTAAGTTTTGCTTCCATGTCAGCAGTGCCTACCAATATATCAGCAGGATCAGACGAGTTGGACTTGGCATATCCTAGATTTGTGCGTACCTGTCCATCGTGCTCGTCTAGTAACTCTAAGCGTCTACGGGCTTTCTCAAAGGCTGTATACACACAATGCTTGTATATTGTAGAAGCATAGCTCTTTACGTCCTCTATCAGCAAATACTTATCATCTAGGTGCAGTAGCTTATCGTAGACGTCCTGCCTTATATCGTTGTCCCACTTCTGACTCTCACAGAACTCAATTAACTCATTTGTTAGTTCCATACTATATAGACCCTTGATTGCCTTGTTTCTGACATTTTCTAGATTTTCTTCTCTCTTTTAAGTACTTAAAGGCTTTATTAAATCCTTTTAACTCCTCTCTTGCTCTTAAATTAGCCCTCTGAAAAGCAGATAATTCTTTATCCAAGACTCACCACCTGTGATAAATGAGGCTCCACTCCACAAGTAAAGTACTCGTGGTTTCCAGACACCTTGTTCTTTGGCAAACTTATGACTATCTCTCCATTCTTAGCATGGTTGTCATTAGCTCCGAGGCCTATCATGACGTCTGCCTGAGCCGGAATGCCGGTGTTGGAGTAGTCTACGTCACCTAAATCAAGTACTGCCTTCCCTGACGCGCTATCCCCTGCTTGAGTAACACTCACCACCACGCAAGAGTACTTTTTAGCCCATGTACGAGCTTGGGTAGCCGCCTGTTCCAGCTTCAAGACATAGTTATCTTGATGCATGTTAAGGTTTCGTAGCTGGTCCAACACCAGCACATCTGGAGTGTGTTTGTTGATTAGCTGGTCAATCTCACGAGGAGTTCCGGGGGCTAATCCCTTAAGTACTATATTCTCGTAACCGGCCTCTCTGGCTCTGGCGTCTGCCATTTTGGGGTCATTCATGACTTCCAACTTTGTCATACCAGCTAGCCGGTTAACTACTCTCATGTTAATGTCGTCAATAGGGTCCTCATTGCCGATGTACAGAACTTTTAGCCCTTGCCGAGCAAATCCCGCCATCATTTCGATAGTGAACATCGTCTTGCCCATTTCAGGACGAGCAAACAAGATTAAATGGTGTCCGGGCTTAACTCCACCATCTAGCCTACTGTTAAGAGCTTTTGGATATACTTCGATGAGGTTGTCTGCGTTGAAGCCAACCGAAACAAGTTCCTCAACAGAGAATCCCACGCGTGCATCCTCTGTTTCGTCGTCGGAGTATAGATCAGTCGCTGCGTATATGTCATTGTATTGATCGAGTATACTCCCCACATCTTCGGCTCCGAGGAGTGCAGCAGCCAGCTTGTGGCCAAGCGCGTCTCTCTTAGTGGATAGATAATCAACCACGACATTCTCGGGGCTACTCTCGAAGTCAACAAGGCCAGAGACAAGGTTGCGGAACATATCTTTGTGTTTATCAATGGCAATATGTCTTGCGATATCGTCCGAGAGTATGGAACCATCCACCCTTTCTGCTTGTGCGTCACGGTCATAGTAGTCAGCGATGCCGGTCCATACGACCCATCCTTGTTCACTGAAGTCGTCACGCTCCACATGGGGGGCGAGTAGATCGTAGGCCATTCTTTGTTTGATGCAACTTGATAAGACATGACGTTCCTTCATTCATTACGCTCCGTCATAATTTTCTTTACTTGTTGCATATTTACAGGAGCATAGTCGTTAAACTCAAGAATAGCATTAAAATACTCAGACTCTTTATTGGTCTCCCACGGGCCTCCTCTATGGCAATGCCCATGTATATTATGTCTCCTATACAATTCTTGCCTGTGTATAGGAATATGAGTAAGCCAGAAACCTTTATAACTAAGTGCCCCATGTACTTCGTCAAATACCTTAAGATATTCTTCTATAGGTAATATATCATGATTTCCTCTTACAAGTATCATCTTACAGGGAAATTCTTCCTCAAGTATACGATCCCTAGCAGCAAGAGTCCAGAAAGCATCTCCAATTACATAAAGAACATCTTTTTTAGTTACCTTTTCTCTAGCATTGGCTAATATATAATCATCGTGATAAGCTGTATTTGGAAATTGAGTCCTAAATTTATCTGTTATTCCTGAATGGCCTATATGCCAATCAGATGTTACGTATACGTGGCTCATTTTACATACCTGTGTACATGTACGTCCAGACCTAAGTCCATAGCGTCATGGATCATCCCGCGAGTACCCTTAGACTCCCCGTCCCAGAAGGCTATGAGAACGTCCGAGTACTCTGCCATTGCACGATTACGTACTGGTCCAGCCGCGTGTCCGAATTGTCCCCAATCAGCAGGAAATAGCTTTAAGGGAATGTCGTGGGCCTTAGCGAAGGCCTCACCCATGACGTCTACTCCCTTGTTACAATTACCTGAGACTATCTCTATATCCCCGTCGTACAGGTACAGAAGTAGTTCTACTGTATTTTCTAGTTCTTCGTACCCCTCAACAGGGTAGTCCCTACCACCAGCTATAATGATTTTAGTAGACATTGCACTTCATCCTCGTTCATATCTTTGATATCCTTGTTTAACGGTAACACTTTAACATCACCCCATAGGAGTGCGTACTTCTTAGCCCACTTAAAGCTGAGGGCAATCGCGTCTTGGTCTAGGGCCATCACTACAGGGCCGGTCGCATATTGGGCAATCTCTTGCGCTCTCTCTGGACTTATGCCTGTGCCACACAAAGCCACAGCATTCACATACAGTGACGCCCTCGCGGCTGATGGTATGTCCTCGACCACCACAAGAGGGGCACTCAGATGATTCCTGTACCATGATATTCCTTCCTCATTCTCATCAACGTAGGTCAGGGCTTTGACTGCGGCTCTGTTGTGTATGTCACGCATCACCCATCCTCTGTGTACGTACTTAGGACTACGGATGCTCATAGCAACACGACCGCCAAAGTCATTGGTCCAGTACCAGTACGGGGGATCAGTAATGCCCCACAAGTTGTTGATAATATCTAGGTGTTCCTCAGAGAGTGGAACAACTTGCCCTTCAAACTTACGTCGTTTCTTAGCTGGCTTAGGCACAGCTACTTTGTTGTTATGGGCGAATTGTCCCGAAGCTCCCTTTTCTGAACATGTAGCACGGAAGCAATTCCATACTACACCTTCTTCACTCTTAGTGATTGTTAGGGTATTATTGTCCCCGTTACAGCGGGGACAAGTAACTCTAAGTGTATCACCTAGATCAATTTCAGCACTGTAGAGAAGTATGTCAGTTTTATAGGTGCTCATAATTACTCAAAGTGATATAACTATATGTTATAGACACTTGAGACCCCCCTTTTCTGACTTATCTTTAACTATTCTCCTTGAGTCTGGGCTGAAATCCGTGTCTTTTAATGAAATCTTTGGTACTAGCCCGCTCCTCTGCGGGTATCATAGGTGTTTTGAAGGCTACTTTAACGGGCCACCCATTTCTTAGGCGGAGTCGGACTGTGATTTCCTTTAATCCGGCAGGGCTTTCGGCCCGCCAAGCAGCAGATATGGATTTATAAGTATTATTATCTATCTGAATAGGGATCATTCTATTGACCTCTTGTTATTTAGGTTTATTGTTTTCTCTGTTTATTTTTAAGCAGCAGCCCTCAGATGAAGGCGCTCGGCAATCTCCAGTAGTTAAGTAATATTTTTTAGGCCCAAAGGTGGTTACTTCTATTCCAACGCACCCGGCAGTGCATGGGGATTTGACACATAGAATCCTTGCAGGTAAAATATTATTCATACTCATCTCAAATACTCCCATTGGGCACCACGGTACTTGAATAGCAGAAAACCAAAGGTGCCGTCGTCATAAAGCACAGTGATCTGTGCCGATAATACATCTTTAATCGTTCCTTCCTTGCCTGTCTCGTGGTTTTTCACACGTGTGAACATGGTCTTTCTCCTTCGCGTATGCCACACAGTGTATACATGCGCACCATTTCCTCATACCCGAGTCTTTAGGTCTTTTGCACATAGGATTGTCTGGGTAAGGATTCATTAGAACTCTCTTGCCCAAGATGATGCTACATAATTACATTTTCTACTTTTCTCTTTCTTTCTGATGAGTAAATATCCCTTCTTTATGCCGTAACGGAACATTGCTTCTCTGTCTGGGATAAATGTAGCTTGGGTTAACAAAGTCCTTCCGCTATGAACTGGATTTGGGACTTCAGGTAGAATTATAAACTGACCAAGTTTGTTGTTCTCTATAACTTTCTTTAGATTAAACAAAACTTTTCTGCCCTCAATGGACCTATGAGCATACCTATTGTCCTTATCTCTTGCATAAATAAAGTTATATGCTCCTTTACCAGTCCCTTTAGGGAATGCCTCAGTTCTGTTAAGATAATTATTCCATCCCCACGGTAGATAACAATTAGACGTATTTAATCCAACTAAGGCTCGACTTAGGGGTTTTAGAACACTTTCTGATGTGGTTAATGCATCATCGTTTAATCCAGATACATCTACAATACCGCAACAATGAGTACTATTAAATCTTAATTGTTTCATACTTTAGTCCTTCTTAAAAGATATCTTCCCCCATTAATAGAAGGAAGAAGTTTACGGAATGCCTCATAGTAGTTATCTAAGGTAGTTCCCTCAAGCCCCGGAGCCGTATTGACTTCATATACAATGGCTTCCTGCTTATGTTGATTATACCCAATATCCACAGCCCCAAAAGTAAGATTAAAAGCAGCAACAGAACGAACTGCGGCATCGAGGACACTTTCGGGTGGGTCAACATTGTCGCGAGTAAACACCCACCCATTAGCTCCATTGCGTATCTGATAGTTAACTTCTTCATCTGGTGTTTCTAGTCTCCGTCGTTTAAGTTGTACATCTACCACTTCTCCATTAACTACGTGGATTCGGTATTCTTCGGCTTTCTTACAATATAGCGTATATAGTGGTGCAGCAGGAATGGTCTCATGAGTTTCTTTACAGCAGAGAATGATACCTCGTCCTGAATTAGCCCGCAACAAGCGACGGACGACGACCGTACTTCCACTGTCAAGCCACTCCTGCGCGCGTACCTTGTCAGAAGTAAACTCCGGGATTGGTACTTCTTTCTCAGCCAGAATCTCAAAAGAGGCCTTTTTATCACAAGCAAGACCCACATTTTCGGGTTCGTTGATGTATCTTCCATTGAATCGTCTCTCAGTGCGGCCCCAGTTGATTATTACATCAAAGTCTCCATGCTTACGGACCTGCCGCTTAGTTGCCCGTAAGATGCCGCAGCGATTGCCAAGAGCTTTGGCCCCGCCACTCCATGTTTTATAGGGTTCTATTCTAATAGTTCTCATTGTTATATATCCTAGTGTTTTACGTACTTAGCCGCGCTGGCGGGATCGACATTAACTTGGTCCCAATCAATCACACAGGCTCGGCACATTAGGTTTTGGTTCTCATTAACCATTTCAGCTAAAACAATTTCATCATCTGGAATATCCATTGCACAAGACACACACCCGTCTTTCTGTAGCTTGAGGACTTGACCAGCGGGCATCATAACTCCTTGTGGCCCCTCAATTACTACCTCGCTGTGTAATTCCTCTAATTCTTCATCATCCGACTCATCAACTCTTTGTTGAGCAGCATATTTCTCATAATCAGTATGAATTAGAGTACAGTGCATAGAGTAATCGTATGTTTTATCTTCAGGTGGAAGGCCCATCCCAACAGGACTTACTAGCCATGTTTTATCCTTATATGCCCGTAGCTGTACTTGTGGGACATTATAGATAACTGCGGGCCACTCAACATCACCCCAAGCCTCAATATTGACCACTCCCATGACCATGTGCTTCTTGTAGTGTGTCTCAAAATCATGTAGAGGGCAGAATTCCAGTTTATCATCTAGTTTTAGGCCAAAGCCGTCCTTTACAATTTCTTTGCACGCCACCGGAACCCGCCGCTTTTTTCCATTAATCTCCTCTCGTACCTCAGTACCAGATACGTTCGAAGATTTCATATTCTCTTTCCAACGCGCTGCTGCTATCCTCATACGGTCGGTGCCGGTTTGGCGCTTCGGCTTTGGGGGCACGTACCCCTTAAACTTCTGAACAGTTGGTACTAGGCTGCCTCTCTTAAACTTCATGAACTCATGAATATTACTAGAGTATACCGCAGTTCCCGCTATTGGCGAACGATAGAACCCTTTGTTAATAGCCTCAAGGTGTAACTTGTCACTCATGAACCACATCAAGGTCCGATCTGAGTTGTACGTAAAGTGAAGGGGACGTTGACCGTTACGTGCCACATTCAGAGACTTATCCCTTGCGTCATACCACACTAATGCAAAAGCCCCATCAATCTGTGATAGGATATGCTTAGCCTCATCTACCGCTACTGAGGACAGAGCGTAAGCTATCTGCATAGAATCTACCTCTAGGTTATCATCATAGGTAGGCAGAGAGTAACCTTCGTCCAACAAAGTTCCATTATGAACTAGGGTAACGTCTCCAAAAGTAAACGGATGAGCATTCTTGATACTTACTTTCCCTAGTGTAGCTGCTCGGTTATGCCCCACAGCCGCCCATCCCGAGAAGTCTATCTTAGAGAAAGCAGGAGTTCCAATAAAGTCAACACCCGGCTTTAGGCTATGTCTAATAGTTATTTGTTTGCTTCCTTTCAGAGAGAATACCCCGGTAGAGTCTCGTCCTCTGAGTGTATCAAGAGCAAGAGCATGCTTCATAAAATGAGTTTTTGCTCCTGAGTTCTCTTTCCCTTCTTTGGTAGAAATAAATCCTACAATTCCACACATGTTTAACTCCTAAAATTACTTCCACTTAAGTTCTGTATGTTTTACTGGCAACACACCCTGAGTAAAGAATATATTGTCAATGATCTTGCTCTTGATGTCTGGTGCTACCTCATAGGAAGGCAAATCAAACTTGCGTAAGAAAGGCCTAGCACCGTAGGTCATAAACTCCTCTATTAGTTCATTCTGTGACGCATATGTAATGGCTTCCTGTCTCAGTTGTATGAGAAAGTCCACCCACTCTTGTAGCCGTTTCTTGCTCTTTGTTCCGGCCATTTGTCTGAATTCTATACTACCAAACTTAGAGAAGCATGATAGGTTCACACTTGAGTACTTGCTGCACTTAAACAAAGCACGCGCTGTGTTTATATTTCCCCCTACACTAGTAGGCTGCTTTTCAGAGAATTCTATGCCCTGTAACAGAGCGCACGCTGCTTGCTCCATAGAGTACACAAACCAGTCGTTATACATGATAGGTAAGCAGAAGTGGTTTTCTTCTCGGCCTTTAGCAAAGTGATTAAATATGTACGGCTCAAGGATCATATACAGAGTTAACCAGCACCAGAATTCCTCTAATGTAAGATCACTTGCGTTTACGTGTACATGAACCCCGCATCTTTTATTGACTACAAGTTTATTCTCTGTTACTTGAGCCAGAGCTAATCTTAAGGCAGTAGATACATGCTCAGGATTCAGAACTCTACTGACAAACTCAGCCCCACCTTGTCGCAGGCTATGGTCCTGTACTATGTTCCAGTCCCTTAATTTCTTCTCAAATAGAGCAACAGGGGCCTTTTCGTACTCAAGTTCAATGCCCACTTTAGGGCCTTTGCGTAGTCTAGGCCCTTTTATTAACTGTCGTACTGATGATTCCATGTTAATCATACAGGTATTCCTTCTTTACGTAAATATGATTTAATCTTAAAGAGTGGTAAAGTACTCTCAGGAGTGATCTGTGCTTTATCTTCTTTGTTAAATCCTATGTCTGCTACTGGTCTACCTCTGTAGTAAATAACTCCATTCTTATCCACTAAGACATTTAGAGAGAGGGCAACTGCGGACATTCGTCTAGATTTTAATAGTAATCGAGCTTTTCTCCACGCATAGTAATGCTTGTCAATGATAGCATTTAAGATTTCTGTTGAGCCAAAGGCATAACCCACGGCTGTGTAATAAGTATTAGGGTAAGAAGCAGACTTACGCATGGACCTCTGAGCACGACGAAACAATACAAACCCCCCACGGCGTGTGTTGTAGGCACCGGCCTCAGGAAAGTATAGAGTTAGGTCCTTACCTTGTACTACTCGGCCCTTTGACTTATCGTTATAGAACTTTAACTCAACTTCACCCTCAATATTTGTTTGGGTGTCTACATACCCGGCACCATACCGAGAATGCATCATCCAAGTACCAGAGTAGTATAGTGGCCAATCTTCAGGCGGAGCATCAATAGGATTCATTTCGTAGCTCCAGATAAGGCAATGTTTTCAGTTAACTTGAACTTATTATCTCGACTTATTGTCCCAGAAATCGCCTCTCTTAGCAGGTCCCACTCTATCTGTCGAAACGCACGATGTATCACTGTGGCCGACGAGTTAGTTAGCCACTTAGCGCAGTGCAGCATAGCCATACCCACTGTCTCAGAATAGCCAGATGTGGCCCACAGATTAGAAGGTGTGCGATATTCAATACCATAAGGCTTCTCTCTGTATGATCCCGGAGCGCCATAGAAATTCCTTCTAGGACTCTTTGCATCTATAGGGCATCCATAGTAGAAATAGAAGGCCTCAGCAAACAAAGCTGCTACAAAGTCAGGACATTTAAAGTCCCCACCTAAGTGTACATGGCCCCCACAACTACGAGTTTGTCCAATTTCTTCAGGGGGATTACGTTGGATTCCCCCCTCATAAGCATTTAGGTCAGGATCACATCCGATCAACTGAGCCTGTGGGGAGTCAAGCTGTGTTTTAGTGAATCTGTTAGTTACTTCACGACTTAGGCTAACTTCGTTGACGCCAAGTCTTTGTTGTAGCTCTCGCCTAGCATATGTCTTTACTTTGGACATGTTAGTAGCAAATGCTCTGTGATTCATTGCTGGTGGAATATTGACTTCTATCATGACGTTATCTTCTTGTAGACCATAGCCTTCTTTCCACACATCTTTAGAGTACGGCTTTTCCTTAGTACCGGGAATGATACCCACCACAGGAATAATGCCCTCATTAGTGAGGCAAAAGAACTCAACGTCAGCCCCAACTTGTGGGGCACATGCTATTTTCTTCATAAGTTTAATCCTAGTCTAATTTTAAAGGGGGAGCAGTTACATGAACACCTACTTGGGTTCCATATTCATGGGGTTTTGGAATCTCTTGAGCATCTTTCTTAGAAATATACTCAATCTTTTTAGGTTCAGGATAGGCGGGAGTTCGCTTATTTATTTCTTTGTCCTCAACACCTTCAAGTATGGGATAGACACAGCCACCTAGTTCACCGCCGGGCAGCACATCATAGATGTAAACTCCCTGAACAGGGGCATTCCACTCATCAGCCGCCATATCATACACCGCTGTGCGGGCATCTTCAGGATAAGTGGCCTGTATTCCACCTTCTCGTACTTTTATCTGCCCATCCTTAGCTATAATAGCACGAAAGAAGTAGGGGAATGTCTTTGTCTTAGCTTTATCAGCCATTGACTTCCTTCCTTTTCCAATACGCCAGTTCATTATCACTAGGCATATATATATTGTTATCAATATCAGTAACTTTTGAATGACCATTAATCCAGTCCCTGTTTTGCATGAAGTATACCCATGCGCGTTTATCCCGGCTTTCTGTCCTGATCTTACTCCTAGTATAGAAGTTAGGGTGCCCTTCTAGCAGATCAAGTACTGCTAATCCTTCCTCATCCATGCAGAATAGCTGCCCATAGACCTTATTGGTCTTGGTCAAGTCAGGAACAACAGCGGGCAGCCCGCCTATCTCAGCTAGCTTGAAATTACCTTCAATGTGGTCAAAGCCCATGAACTGACCCCCGGCTTTTTGCATGGTGATGTAATTCCCAAGCCCACGTTTAAGAGTACCGTAGACAAATACTCTTACTGATCCTTTATCGTTAATTTTCACATTATGCTCCTAGTGCGTAGTAAGCTTCTGTAGCTGTAGATTTAGTAGTTCCTTTTACAAAGGTAACATCATCAATAAAGGTATTAATTTCACCTTCAACATACTTCTTGAACTGGTCAATATCATCAATGATAATGTTATAGACTGCTATATTGCCATAACCATTTGGCTTATCGCTGCCGAATGTACTATAGGACTTTTCCTTTGCGTGTACTGAGGGGCCATTGACTACAGTTACTGTCAGGCCCATTTGTTTTTCATGTTCTTTAAAGTATTTCCCAAGTGAGTTAGACATACTTATATCAGGACTTAAATCTGTTCGATCAAAAATAGTCCAAACTTTAGACGGCCAAAAATATGCTCCCGGTTCTTTTGTCATTCGTGATTTATGATAATCTAAGCAGTTAAAGGCCTTATATGGATGCTTTGAATTAAGTACTCGCCACATCAAAAGCCAAGCACACAATAGAAATATACCTTTATCAGTAAAGAAACCGCCACTAGCTATCATTCTAGCTACTTTTACATCAAAGGCTTTTTTGCTCTTTTCTTCTTTAGTATAAGTAACTTCTAGTTTATTTGTATAACCGGGGACCTTTTGTACAGACCGCAACAGACCAGCAGAACAGCAGGAAGGAATACGAGTCAAAACAAAGTTAATAAGTCGAGAACCTTTTTCTTTAGTTACGTACATAATTACTCCGAGTAAGGAATTGTAGTTGATCCAATCTTAAACCACATACAATGTGGATAATTGTCTATCCAATTCATGCGTTGTCTAAAGCTATATAGAAACGCATAATGGTTAGATATAGTGAAAGCTACTTGCTCAGACAAGCACAATGTAAACTTATTCTGCCTATCTAATTCGATTTTACCTAGCTTGTGCATTATGAAGTGTACATTCTCATGGACAATAGTGTATCTGCGCTGTTCATCATTGAGCTTTTTGTTGACGTAGATAACTCTATTAAGACCATAATATCCACGTAGCCCATATTTTTTTGTATCTATGTAGACTATTGATGGGGCCTCAAGAGTGGCGCAACTGACACCATACGTATTGTACACAATGTCACATGTAGTGTCAAATAACTCGTCCCTTTCTTTGTGGGGCAGAGCGTTAGAGCGAGCAGCCATAGCCAATATGATTAAGCCAATGATAGCTACTGTCCAGTTTCTAAACTTTTGTATGTTCATGATTGTACCTCTTGGAATGTAACCAAAAGAGCCTACACATAGGGGGAGTAGGCTCGATGGTCACACTCGAATGAGTGTTGTTGGGGCACTATCCTACGTAGGACCAGTACGTGAATAAGGGCACTCCCCTTTTAAACTCTACCAATTCCTCGACAGTTAATACAACCACTACCTTGTGCCAATGTAATGTGCTTCTGTCCTTGTACCACAATGACTTGTCCAGATTCATCAAACTTTTGGATTTCCGTCTTTTCGAGTTTCACGACAGGTCTACCAGCTTTGTCGTGCCCTGATCCTTGACATGCACTACAAGTTTTACTCATCAGTCTTTCCTTTAGAGTCGGGCAGTAGTTCTTCGACTTTAAGGTCAACTACTTCCTTAAGAGTCAAGAGAGTGTCATCAAGCTCAGTGACCTCGATTCCATACTGCGCTGCGCCAGCGTACAAGGCATTAGTACTTGGAGCTACTATTAATAGCAGAACTAAAATAGATATATACCAAATATAAGCTATACCCATTCGTTTAAATGTTTTTGTTCCTAACGGGTATGAGACCTCTGCCGCCGCAGCGCCGTAAACTATAAGTGCTAGAACTCCAGCAATAACTGATGCTCCGAAAATGTGTGGTAGGCGCTCAATCATGCTTATCCAGTAGAAAAACCAGAATGCTTCGTTAATCATTCACTTCCCCCCTAAGTGAATCAATAAAGTCATGACTCGCTAAGAGCTTACCATCAAGATCGTATAGCTCCTCTTTAAGCAAGTACACTTCATTGGTAATGTGCTTGTGTCGTGCCTCAAGTGACAAAATCAACTCTTTGGTAGTCTCAATTGCCTTCTGTTCTGGGTCCATATGCTTTTGTCCCATGTTCTTTCCTCACGTTGTTGATAAACTCGGTTAACTCTCGTGGCCACGCTAACTCACATGGCCCACATAATGTATTGGTTGTGGTTTGTACGGCTTCAGGCCTGCCACAACGCGGACATACATTTAAACTATGATTGCTACACATGCGAATATTCCCAAGACTAAGAGCCAGAATATTATTGCTATTGCGAAGCGCAATAGGTAGAAAATGATACATGCCACCCCTGTGGCTATGCCCGGCATGAAGGCACAGGCTAGAATTGTAGCGATTATGATTAAGAGTGTCATACAATTACATTTTTGATATATAACTCGCTTGATGTAATGTTAATTTCTTGTAGAACTTTTCTGGAGTATGCTTGTAGCTTAGCATAAGCCTCGGCCCAATCCTTAGCTATTACGTTATAGTATTCCACGTAAGTACCGCGCTCGCTGGTAAACTTGTAAAGATTCATTGTATTCTCCTTAGTAAAATTGCCCCTATCCACTTAAAAGGTGGAAATAGTCCTTGCTATTTTTCGGGGCAAACATCGCGCACGGCGCGCGCCAGAAGCTCTCTGTTCTACACAATCCTCACACTGTAAAGGCAGGTGCATTTGGTAGTGACACACGTACATTATTCTACTGCACATGCGGTTAATGCATTGCTTTGGTTTAAGTATCACACTGAACCCCAAAGGATCAACATACTAAGTGTAAGGGCAAATAGGACCATTCCCAGATCAAGCCATTTATCATCGTCATTGTTCATTGCTTTGTACTCCCTATGTATGATAAAGCCCACTAAATACTGAAATGCAATAGTTTGTACTCAATGGGCTTGACGTACACAATAGTCCAACCAAATTAGATTCAATAATTACTTGATTAATTCATGGCACTACCCTCCACATTTATACGTGTTTAATAAGCACGATAAAATCCCCCGCCCGTAAGGGCGGGGGACTTTACTTGCTCACTAAGAGCTTACGCGGCCTCGGCCAGTTCCGCCTCTGCTTCGGCTTCGGCGGCATCATCATGGGCTTTGGCTTCGATCAAATCATGCCTTGCTTGATTGAGTGTTTCAGTCAGCAAGTTAATCAGATCAAGGTTATTGCCCTGATAGGCCTCGTCACGTAAAGCGTTCCATGCTTCGACACAAGCACCCTTCGCATCTTCAAGTGCTGCAATGTCCGGGTTAGCTGCTCGTCGCGCCTCATCCCGCGCATACTGGACAGCATCCCGCACGCTGCGATACGTCGGCTGCTCATCATCTTTGGCCGTGGTGCTTGGGTCAATCTCATACTCAATCACACCACGCGCAATGCTCGCCACGTTGTTGCCATAGCCTGTAAGCTTGGCTCGGGCTGGCTTATCATCCTTTGCCGGTATCAGTTCAGCGAACCTGTTACCAGCTACAGCCAATTCCATAGTGATGAGCTTCACGTTCTCACGCCAGCCCTCGACAATGGTGCTTACATCAATGCCAGCATTCTTGTCAGCGAAGGCATGAGCCATGTTCACAATGTCAAGCCCTGCCGCGCCCTTGCTCTCACGAGCCGCGTTAGCGTCGGCATCAAGCGTTGCCATCGTGTCGAAGGCAGCCTTTAGCTTAGACTTCGGAAAGCCCTTGAGCGCAGTGCTATTAGCCTTGCGCAATGCTCGTTGGTCTGCCTTCTGTTTGCTCTCTTTCTTTCGTGTTGCCATGTTCCTTACTCCTTACTGTGATTAGCTCACACGTTTTCACACGTGTGAAAAGTCTTGGGTATGCTGACCGAACCACGGCCCTATCATCCTCCGTCCACCAGCATGACCCCTGTCAATTGGCTACCGCGCGCACGGGCACGGCCTCAACTCAAGGCGTATTGTCTCACACTCCACTTGGGCTGTCCAAGTTTTCACACGTGTGAAGAAAAAACTCCTTATAAATCAATGACTTACAGATGTTTACCACTTGGTCAATATCTATATTCTGCGTGCTGCACTGCAACAATCCCTTAGATATCAATGACTTAGCTGTATGCTCACTGAATAATCCCTTAGATATCAATGACTTACAGTTAATGAGAATGGTTCGCATCAAGAACTATGCCAACTATTAATAACTCTAATGATATCAATGGCTTACGACACTTACTCACAGCTTATCCACATGATTGGCACCCAACAAATCACACGCAACCCATTGATATTCCTCAGGTTTCTCTAAGTTGGCACGCTCTTTGCCCATCAGCCTGTGGATAACCTGTGGATAACTCTCTCAAAGTGGCGATAATGTCAATGAAATCAATGACTTACGGGGGTACCCCCCTGTGGATAACTTTTGCGGACCCCCCATCTGATCGTGACTGGGAAAC